TGAATAACAGCCTTGATTCCACGAACATGAAATTTGTATCCTTCAAACGTACTTGAGATAACAGTCTCCACTCCACCTTGTGGGACTCCGGCCGCAGGTGCCGTTTCTACTCGCATCTGATCCATAAACTGCCATCGTCCTACGATATTGTTGTTTGCTGTCACAGTCAAGGTTCTTCCATGTCGTTTTCCTTCAAACAATCCCAGTGCTTCCTTGCGAACTCTCGTTCCGAAACGTAGCTTACGACGGCGACCACTAGTGCGGCCACGCTTACGAGAAACGACACGGTTGGAACGACCACTTCGAAACCCCGCATAACGACGAGTACCAGTAGGCCTCATTTCTTGTATTCCGTGCCTAGGTGGTGTCCAACGAGGTAGATGTCTTCCGGGATCGTTTAGTCCACTAACAGGATATACACGGTCGTACAAACTTCGGGCGGCTCTTCCAATCTGTCTTGCACTTGCAGAGTAGGCTCCGAACTGCCCTACCTGATCAGGTGAAACAAGCGACATTGTGAATTTATAACCTTATCCCTAAAGTGACTGGCGTAGTATTACCCAGTCACTTCCCGTCCCCGTCCATCGTATGTGGATTTTGTATGGCGCGCGATTTTTGAATTTCCGCGCGCGCGATTTTTTTGCCGGGTCTGTCATTGGTCTGCGTACCAGCGTTAAAGCGCCCCACAATGATCTTCCACCATGAGGGCCGTTCGTTGGTGCTTCACACTCAACAACCCCACCGCCGGGGAGACCCAGGCGCTCTCTGACCTTGGAGAGACCGAGCACGTTGACTATCTGGTCTTTGGTCGTGAGGTCGGCGAGTCCGGAACTCCCCACCTCCAAGGTTTCATCATCTTCGCCGAACGCAAGCGCATGCAACAAGTAAAAGCTATTTTAGGTGATCGTTATCATTTAGAAGGCGCCCGCGGCACTCCCAAACAAGCCTCTGATTACTGTAAAAAGGATGGCGACTTCGAAGAGTTCGGTTCGTTCGAAAACAATCAAGGTAAGCGATCCGATTGGGACTCGTTCAAGGATTGGTGTCTTGCCCAAGAGAGTCTGCCTTCTGAGACAGCTCTCTGCCTCGCTTGGCCGCGCCTTTTCGGGCAGTATCGTCACGCTGTCCTCCACATGGCTCGTCTTCTGAGTCCGTCTCCTCGTCTAGTTGAAGGAGATCCTCTAGAATGGCAGTCAGCTCTTGAGTCGCAGTTGTCAACGCCTCCAGACGACCGTTCAGTGCATTTTCTCGTCGACCCAGAAGGTGGTGCAGGTAAGAGTTGGTTTGCATCTTATTGGTTAGGTAAACACGGAGAGGATACCCAGTTACTTTCGGTTGGTAAGCGTGATGATTTGGCTCACGCGATTGATTCCTCCAAAAGATTCTTCTTCTTTGATGTCCCTCGCGGAGGAATGGAGTTTTTCCAGTATTCGATTTTAGAGCAACTCAAGAACCGAGTCGTGTTCTCCCCCAAGTACGAGTCTACGACGAAACTTCTCGTCCACCGTCCACATGTCGTGGTCTTCTGCAATGAAGACCCGGATCGCACTAAACTAACCTCTGACCGTTTCGACGTTGTCAACTTCAGCGATGTGGAAACGAGCCAAACGCCCCCTTAACTTCTATCGCCCCGGTCGTCGCTTCATGTCGCCGTATCGCAAACGTTATCTGTCTACTCATCGCCCTTGGGGTCGTAAAGGCGCTTTTGGATACACTAAGTACAAGCGCTACCCCTATACTCGCAATTGGCGTAATCGTTACATCAAATAAGCATTAACAGTTAGGTTATGCCATGGGCCCCAATACAGCCACCTACAATCTAATTACTCTTATCCCCGTGGATCCTTGTAGTACAACGTAGCATAGCAGTTGAAGTCCACTTCTGCAACGGCACCGACCGCCGCATCTGAAGGGTTGGTCACCATGTAGTACATGACAGGATACCAGTCGGCATGCTTTTCAAAGTCCCGGCTTACCGTGGTTGTGAAATCTTCCTCGATCCTGTTCAGCTTGTTGTTGAGTTCCCACCAGACCGGGAACATCCGAAAGCTACTTCCTTCGCTTGTGTCGAGTGCAGAAGGTCCTAGGCGTACCACCATGTCTTTGGCACAGTGGAAATACTTGCCACTAGCCAATGGCGCGTTTGCACAGGTTGCACGTAAGTCCGCGTACTCTTGTGTCCCCGACAACAGCACGGGTTCTTGATTATCACGCCTGTCCTTGAAGATCCGTCCCCACGTTGCTCCAACATGGATCTCTGTTCCGATTGCCGGCTTCTTCCTCCATCCAAAGATGACGCGAACGTCTACCGGAGCTGTAGTACTTTTGTTCGTAACGTGAATAACAGCCTTGATTCCACGAACATGAAATTTGTATCCTTCAAACGTACTTGAGATAACAGTCTCCACTCCACCTTGTGGGACTCCGGCCGCAGG